GTAAAGGTCAGCCAACTATAACCAGCCATAAGTGGGGAAGAGACCTCGGCGACCACCATCTTATTTGACCAATCTACTGTTACCGTCCCGCTTGATACCACCGCCCAGGCCGCCAGAACATCACACGATGAAGTTGACCCGGCCACGGCAGTTCCAATAGCCGCTCCTCCGGCAGCATAGCGATAATCAAGGGTTGCAGTCTTTGCACCTTCGGTTGCACCCACGGAACACAAAAGGGTCGTGTTCCCGGCATTGCCAAGCATAACAATAATGGTCGCCTTGTGATAACCGGCCATATTGATGCTGTCCAGGTCAGCGCCGCCCCTCGCGTCCACACTTACCAACAATGGAACAATTTTCGCATTTTCTGAAAACATGATCTTTCCTCCTTTTTACCGGGTATGCAATCACCGGCCTTTAGTGGTTAAGCCCTGGTAGCCAAGGCAACAAAATGGGATTGCGTATAACTCGACCCACCCTTATATGGGGTCAATGCAGTAGACCGAACCGGCTGACCATCAATTCTCAAGACAAACCGAAAAACAGATTCATCATAGAGGAATTGAACATGGATCGACATATCGCTCTGAATGCCTCCCTTTTCGGCCAGGATATATCCGCCCAGGTCGGCAAAAATAATATCCCCGACAGTTCCCAGGGTAGCCGCTTGCTCAATGGCAATAACCGGACGGCCGAACAGGGTTCCGTAAGGTTGACCGCTCAAGCCGCCGGCAGGCATATAAATCGGAACCCCGCCGGTCCCAACCGATAAAGACATGGTGAAAAGTTGAGGTTCGATATTTTGATTGATCAACCAGACGGCATTGGGCCGGGATTGAGCGAAAATGCGAGAATACATTTTGACCACATTTTCAGCGACAACAGTAGCGGCTTTCTGCCCGGTCTCTTTATCTACGGAAACCAGACATCCGGAGTTCAAGATTCCCAGGGGTTGACCAGCTCCGGTCCCGTTGATGATCGCATCATCAAGAAGGAAACCGAATTCAGAGGCAAAGCCTTGCCGGATCACGCCCTCAAGAGCGGAAGCATCGGTCAGGAGTTCATCGGTCGCATAACAAAGGCCAATGAGTTTTTTGAGGTTTAATTCAATCTGACGAAACTTTGGCCTGGAGGCGGTCTTTAAGGCGGCCTCGTCTTTCCAATAACCCAATATCCCACCATAGCGGGTAGAGGCCCGACTCGTTTCGTCAATCCCGTTAATCTTTATGGAGTTGGCGTTTCCACCGATCTGAATTTTCCTGCATTTAGCGGCCAAGATTCCGGTTTGAAAAACATCCTGTAAAAGCTCCGTGCTAAAATCCTGCTGCACTAGGAAACCGCCATCAGATGGGACAGTTTCATTTAGGCCAGAAGCGGCGGCCCGGATACTGAGCAGGCGAGGATCAACAGAACCACCAGGGCGGCCAGCATTATATGTAGCCATAAGAAAAGATCCAAAAGACGGAAATCTCTCTTTGTCGGCCTGATCCATAATAATCTCAATTCGGTTACTGGCCATAGTTCTTGGAGGTTCCGGCTTGGTTAATTCCGTATTTAGTTTTTCCCTTCTTTCCAGGGTGGAAACAATCCGGCGAAGCTCTTCAACTTTGTCAAGGATCTGATCATTTAGGGCCAACTCAGCCTCGGTCATATCCCTATTTTCAGATGTCGCCTTTGCCTCAATGTCACCAGCCTTTTTCATTAAGGCTGAAATTTCTTCTTTATACTGACTAATTGTCTTCATGATTAAAAATCCTTTCCTTAAACGGTTGTTGGAGCCATTCGCTCCGCCTCGATTAAAAGTTTACTAACGGCGTCAACAGGCTTTAGGTTTTCAGCATCCCGCTGAACTTCTCCTTTTTTCCCGACTGCCTCCCGCAGTTTAGGAACAGAGAAACCCTTGGCCAAAATTTCCTTGGCAAGACTTCGGGAAAGTCCGGCGTCCCGCAAAACTTTCTCAATGTCCCGCTCGGTGAATTCTTTTTTCATGGCCCTGATCTTATCAGGAATCTTTTTAAATCCGACCCTTGACATAGCTGGCACAAAATCCAGACAGGCGGCCAGGTCCATTTCCTGACCAATTTGATCTATAAAACCCATCGAGAGAGCTTCATCGGCATTCAGCCAAGTTTCAGCATCCAACAGGGAATTAATCTCCTCCTCATTTTTCCGGCTTTTACTCATATAAATGCCGGACATAGAGCCCCGGATCTTATCCAGGACATCAGCCATAGCCCTCATATCCCCGGCGTTTCCCATTACCATCCCGAAAGGGTTGTGCATCATGTAAAGAGCATTTTCGGCCATGACAACCTTGTCTCCGGCCAGGGCGATGACAGAGGCGATAGAGGCGGCCAATCCATCAATAAAAGATGTGATATTAGCCGGATGCTGTTTCAGAAGATTGTAAATGGTTAACCCATCAAAGACAGATCCCCCAGGGGAATTGATATGTAGATCAATCTGGCTGGCTTTGATCGCTGATATTTCTTTCTGAAAATTCTTGGCGGTGACCCCCTCTCCTGACCAAAAATCTTCTCCGATCATTTCATATATCCAGACCTCGGCCTTATCGGTTTTATTTTCTATTCTGTACCAGTTCATAGACTTTGCCCTCCGTGATTATCGGCGGTTTTGGTTCTGTTGCTCCCATTCCGGTTATTGCCGGTTCTGTGTTGTTTAAATCGGCCATATTAAGGGGAATAAAATGCTTATCCCCGCCATCTATCGGATCTAATTCCTCAAGACTTCTAATTTCGTTTATAGACAAAGCTCCAATATTGAACATGGCCCGGTAGTAATTACCCCGGCTTGTAGCATCAGCCCGCAGGAGTCCCTCTATGTTGTGTTTAAAATAAAGGCTTCCATATCCGCTTAAGGATCGTTCACTTGGAGTTAACAGTTGATTATTAAAATTCTGCTCCAGCCTAACCAGCCAGGGAAGGATCGAATCGGTTACAAAAGAAATCTGTTCCGATTCGATATTATTGAAAGACGACCGGGTCAGGTCCTTTAATTTGTGCGGAGGAAGATTGAACCACCTGGCTATTTCTGGTATTTGAAAAGATCGGCTTTCCAAAAACTGACTGTCATTATTAGGAATGTTTACCTTTTCAACTTTCATCCCTTCTTCGAGCAAAAGCAGTTTATGACTCTTCCCAAGACCGGAATAAGATTCAAGCAATGATTCTTTTAAATTGGAATGGGACTGCGCTGATAAAGATGTTGGATGGGAAACAATAATGCCCGGATGGGTTCCGTTACCAAAATAAAGGCTTCCAAAAGTTTCAAGAGCCATACCAAGGCCCATGCTTTTTCGGGCCATTGCCACGACTGAGTAGCCAACATATCCGTCAAATCCAAGTCCGGGGATATGAAGAACTCTTTCCCTTGGCAAAATAACAGAAGTCCCGCCCTGAATTTTTATTTCATAAAAAATCTGAAAATCTTTAATAAAGGGCCTGACCCGATCAGGTGAAATAGGCCAAAGCTCAACCACCTTACCCATACCGTCAAGAACTTTTTCGGCAAAGGCATTTCCCCAAAGAAGAACGTGGGCCACAAGCAATTCCCTGAAAGACATGGCTGTCATAAATGGATTGGGTCTATCATGTAAAAGAGAATAGAGGGGAAGGTTATCAGCAACCCTTTTTTGTTTATCTCTTTTCTGCATCAAGTGAAGCGGTAATGCCCCGATAGTTCCAGAGATAAGGGTTACGGCGTTCCAGACAGCAGAATAGGTCAGAGCTGTTTTTTCGGTGACATTTTCACCGGATAAACTTTGAGATCCGGCAAGATTCCAAAGGCTTGAATCCCATGCCTTAGGATCGGTGATGGATAAATTTAAGAAAAGATATTCTTTAAAGCGATTCCACCATGAAGATTTTGTCATATTTTCTTTTCTTCATCTTTTTTAAAAAAAGTGGTCATAATTCCCTTATGAACTTTTTTTTAAGAAAAAACAAAGAAGGATTAGAAGGATTAGAAGGATTAGAAAGATTAGAAAGATTAGAAAGATTAGAAAGATTATTTTTTATTCAAAGGGCCTTAAACGGCTGTTTAGCCTGAAATTCAAAACAGATTTCCTTAGAATACGGATCGTCCCTTTTAATTTTTCAGCTTCCAAAAGACCGTGATCAACCCAAAGGTAAACGGTTTTTGATGAAACCCTCAGATATTCGGCAACCTCATCGACTTTCAGCAATTCACTTTCGGGAAGATCACCTCTCATGGTTTTAATTCTCCTTTTTTTCTGGTGGGTTGACCATAAACGGGGTCTGGCATTTCGCACAGATATATGTCTGGATATGTGCGATTAATTGCTGTCCGGTAGGTGACATCAGAGGTGAGACAATATGGACCGTTACCACCCCATTGAAATATATTGACCCGCAGTTATGACAGGCCCTTGGTGGTGATTTCTCCAAATCAATATTGACCTGAATCTGTTGACCTGGTCTGATAGACTCCGGCATCATTCCCAGGTCTACTCTCCTTTTTACTTCGCCCATAGTTTTCTCCTTTCAAAAAATCATCCTGGATTTAATTTCTTCTGCCGTTAATCCATCATAAGCCGATCTTTTACTTTTCGCTTCAGGGTTCATGGCCATTAAGGCCACGGCATTAAATGAGGCCATCAGCGGATCTATCTTCCCGGTTCCGCTGGCCTGTTTCGTGATCAGAATTGCATTCCCGCGCGGTTCAACCCTGGCATTTCCGACACACCAGGCCATTAGAGACTGCCCGCCGTGCAGGATTGTTTTTTCTGCAACTCGGCGCTCCATGGTCTTTATGGCTCCGCTCAATCGCCACCCTTGAGGAATCCCAACCACCCGGTTGTGTTCTATTTTGCGGAACTCGACCTCGTCAACCACGTCACCTATTCCAACCGGATCGACACCGATCCGGTCCAGTAATCCTGAATTTTCACAGCGTTCAACAATATCCCCAACCTGTTTAACGTCCTGGCCGATCTCGTCAACGATAATCAGATCTCCGTCACGTTCAAAATCGCGATATCTAGGGGCCTCAGATTTTCGGCGCTCTAAGGCTATGGAATTCGCCCAAGCCCTAGTCCACAAAAGCCAATTTTGGGTTCCGGTCACCCGGCCCAATACGGCCAACCCCAGTAGATCATCTAGTCCGCCTCCGTCAATCCCTATTTCGATCACCTCGCATTGTTCAAGGATCATTTCTAAAGTCACGTTCCCGCCGGCAGACTCCCAAAAATCAGCCCCGGCCCATCTCCGAGACTTTAAAGCAAGCCCCATCTCAACATTGAGATGCTTTGCTAAAAATCCTTGCATGGATTCATCCCCGGACTCTTCAGCTTTCTTAAATTCACGATTAATAAACTCCACATCTACCGAAGCCCCAAGGTTCGGGTTGGTGACAAAGAAATAATCAGGGTTAAGGTGTTTTTTTTCTTTAAGCATGGCCTGCGGAAATTCATAAATCACCGGCAAAAACTGATTGTCCTCTATTCGGCCATCTCTAACGCCTCGCGCATAATCCAATTTCTGCTTAAAGACTCCGGCCGGAGCCTCGTCGCTTTGGGTTGAAAGATAAATCACAAAACCCTCCGGACGAGAAGCCAGTCCACCACAGGCCTCCCGTAGCATGTTTTCGGCATTGGGACGCTTACCGAAAAGCCATAGCTCATCAATCAGTATCCCAGTTGCCTTTTTACCACCCACGGTCTCATTGTCGGCAGCAACGACCTTCAGGGTCGCCCCTGTTGTTCGGTGGGTTATTTGCCGGTAATGATCCTGGACAAGCATTAGATCCGAAAGGTCTTCGTCTGCCCGGACCATATCCCTCGCCGGGTAAAACGAATTATTGGCCACCTCCACCGTAGGGGCTAAAATTAAAAATTCCGCTGAATCTCTCCAATTTCGTATTAAGGCAGTCATCATAATACCGGCAGCCGAACTTGATTTCGAATTTTTTTTCGAGATGAGCAGAAAAAATTCTTTAATCAGCCTTCTCCCGGACTCTGAATCATAGGAACCAAAGATTGATCCCACAAAGTCAAAAACCCATTGCCTTCCAATTTCTCCATAAGTTGGTCGATTCAATATGTCAACAAGCCTCAACTCCTTAAACACCTTGAGTGCGGATTCTGACTCTTCCGGAAAAAGAGACGGGAATGAAATCAATGTCGCTTTTTCCATAACTCGGCGCTCCCAATCAGGGCAAGCGGTGGACCATTTTTTTTCCATTACTTCACCAAAGCAAGCGGCGGTTTACTTGGAGAAAATTTTCCTTCCCCGGCCCTCTTTGCCTTCTCCTCCCTCTCATCCTTTTTCCCCTTCCCTTCCCCTTTTCGATCATGACAATAAGGAGCAGCCGCCTGAGCCATCCTTGCCCGCAGCTCCTTGTCCTCAAGAGGGTCATTCATAACCTTGAGCATGTAATCCAATGGCAAATGATCCTCTGCCTTGATTTCTCCAGGTTTATCTTTTTCCGTTATCTTCCCGGCCATTTCTGCGATAAGGTAATTTAATTTTTCTTTATCGGAGACGGATGGCTTTACTCCTTGCTTTGCCCGTGATACCATACCAAGATAAAAATCGGCCAATTCTCTCGCCTTCAAAATGAAGGCTATTGACTCTCTAGGTTTATCTTTAGATCCTTTTTTTCGCCCGGATCCAGGCCTATATCCTCCGCGTGGCATTTTTAAACCCCCTTGTTTAATTTCATTTCCTGTTGAAAAAAATCATATATCGGGATTAATTCTGTGCATGGGAACCAACGTGGTTAATTCTCCGTCGATCTTCCAAAGATTTTACCCGCCCCCTCCCTTACCCCTTGCTTTCTCTTCCCGATCTGTCTTCTTCTGGTGACACTCACGGCAAAGCGACTGCCTATTAGCATCCGACTCTTGCCCCCCAAGGTACAATGGGACAATATGGTCAATCTCCAGGTCACTAGAGACCCTACCACAGGACCGACAGGTATAGGTGTCACGCAACAGAATGCGATTGCGGATTTTTTGCAGGGTGTATCCGCGCACCCTTTTTGTGCCTGGGTTGTTGATATCCAGACCTATTTTTACTGGCGAAGCTTTTGGCTTAAGTGTTTTAATTTTACTCTTCATGGTGCTGAGTCCGTGGGTATATTTTCCCTAATTCTTTCTTTAACCGTTCATGGGCCGCTATAGCATCGGCTTCCCGGTAGTTCTTGGATTCTATGTCAACAATTTTAGTTGCGTAGGCAATCATGTTGTCAATCTTGACCCCCTTCGTGACGGACTCTTTGAGCCGCTCCAGGGTGTGCAGGATTGCCAGGGGATGCCTGCGCTTCCTGATTCCAACCTGTATCCAGGCCCAGGGGTTAAATCCATTTTTGCCGGCCCAGTACTTACAGACTTCCTGGAGTCTGTTTATCAACTCTCCATCTGCAATCTGGTCGGTAAAATGCCCGCTCTTTTTTTCTTCCGATTTCATGGCCAGATTCTTGGGATCGAATTGACTGAAGTCAACGTCCTCCTCCGGCTCCATCGGTTTTTGATTTTCTTTTTCGTCAAGGGAGGCGGGCGGGGGGGTGTCGCCCGCTTTTATATCGTTAGATATAAAAGCTATATTAGA